AGGCACAAGATACACCAGTTGCACCTTTAGTTGTATTATCTATATCAAGTGTAATAGTTGCATCTGCAAACTTAAAATATGGTTGGAATACTTTCTCACCATTTATGCTACTTGCAAAAGTAAAATCAGAAACAGTAAAGGTAGTAGCACCAGTTCTTTTAATAACTTGGGGATGAAAACCAGAATGTACTACAATCATAGTATCGCCAGTTTGTGTTACATCTAGTTCAAAAAGATGGGAAGTAGTCCAATCACAACTACTTATAGTCTGCAATAATGTGCCATTAGTTGAATATATTTTAAGTACTGTATTTTGAAATGCTAAGATATATTCTTGTCCAGCACTAAATATAAAACTCTCTATCCGGGATTCTGCACCTAAATCTGCTCTGAAAGCTGTGCCACATCTACGTTCGATAGCACCTTGATTCATAGGAATTACATTACGTGCTTTTTGTAAACCAGATGCATATGCAGTTAAATCAGTACGTGATATTAGCTTGGGATCTAATTCACCCCTAAGAAAGTTAGACTGATGTACTCTTTGCATAGCCATGTAGAACCTATGATGGTGTTGTAGCTGTTATGTCATTCAAGGCTGTTCGATTACGTACATTTCTAAATCTATCTACATCTACTCTACGTGTTGTCTGTGCTTGTGAGTCTATAGCCTTCGCACTCTGTAATTGAGAACGTGCTTGTTGTGCATACAATACTGATAACTGATCATTACGTGCTATCGCACCAGCGAACAAAGACGCTAGTTCAAATACCAGCGCCTTTGTGAAGTAGGGAGGGAAAACACTTTCACTTGGCTGAAAAGTATAATCAGCTATTACCGTATCAGAGCTAGTAGTATCTGTAAATAAATTTTGACCATATCTGTCATAAACTATGACTTGATCGCCTACTGTTACTGTATGAATTATAATTGCATCAGTTGGTAAAGCATATGATGATTCATATCGTGCATCTGGATTAGATGAGTTCTTACTCAACTGAGTTTGTTTACTTGCAAATCTCCAACGACATTTTGTTAATAGATCTTCTAGTGTTGTTTCATATAGTTGGTTTGCAACAATTGATTCTGTGGTGTTTTGTGAGAAGCTTGAGATTGTATTAGCACCAACTAATACTAAAGCTTTATTACATATATCAAATTTACTAATAGTCATTTTGTCCTCAATGTTGAGGGGGGCGAACCCCCCTCGATTTGGTTATGTACCGTTAGTTGTGGTTACAGTAGCCGCACCAGTTGCACTTGTTACAACTACTAAGTCTACTGTTTCTGTGCCACCAGTTGCACCAACGACTAAGATAATATCATGCTCTTTTAGTTCGTTAGTTGCATCATTAAAGTATCCAGATCCTACAATAGTACTGATTGCATCTGTACTGCTGTAATAGAAGATACCTCTTGCACCACCAGCAACTTTTAATAAAGCACTTGCTGAATAAGCCATATTATATCTCCTTTCTTATTCTGTGATCTGGCACTCAATAGCACCATTGTTATCAATCATCACTGCGCCCATAGACATATATGATGTGATAAGGTTACTAACTTTCTCAGGTATATAGTTTACTTCTGTTCTAATATCTGAACCCATAGCAAGTCCAACAGCTGATTTGTGATATGCATGGCAATCACGAGTTGTACTTGAAATAGATAGACCAGAATGTGTAAACCACATAAACCCAAGCCATCTTTTTGCAGTTAATCCACCAGCATATGGTAGATCACCTTCTCCGACATACTCTGAACGTGAAAATTGGTCAATTTGTAGAAGGTCTGCCCAACCAGCTGGAGATACAACAAAGTATCTTTGTCCATCATCTGGAACATCTCCTTCACCAAATGCTTCATACACAGTCAAAGCTTTAGCTAGAGTTAGAGCCGCTGATCCGTGAGCAACGTTGTTGCTGTTTGTACCTGCGTCTAAGACATCAATGATAAGTTGGTCTGTCTTTCTACCTAGTGCGGCAGATGCTGACATAGCCAATACTTGTCTTTCATCAATGTTTGTTTTCAGCTCATCTAGTCTGTCGACATAATCGGCAGCATAGAAATCTGAAAGAGTAACGTCTACTGTTGAATGGCTGACATCCATTGTTGGAACTTGCGCGTGTCTACTTTTAGATACTGCACTTCCAGTACCAACTTTTTGGAATCGAGCTTGGTTACCAGTAACGTTATTAAGTTGCCTTACAGTATTACGAAGTTTAGAACCCATACGTTGATAAGCCATATGCACTTCTGCTTCAAACTGTTTAATAAAGGCAGTACTAATAGATGTACTCATAATACACTCCTTGTTAAAAAGTTAAGTTTAAATTAGACAGTTATCCAAGTTAGATTATCTCGGTTGTCCATTGTGGGCCTATTTCATCTAATATGGGCTGTGTTCCATATTTAGTTACATTTTGTAACTTCTTATAGAAATACAATATTTTTACATCTTTGACAAGTGTTGGTTTACTTACAAAGTTAAACCCTTGCCATTTTAGCCATTTTATTGATTTTTGATTTTCTTCTATGATGTAATTAGAAACAAAAGTGTAGTGTTCTTCCAAGAAATATAGCCACCTTTTATTCTTTTTTAAAAAGTCTATGTAGTGTTTATCTAACAAGTCTGAAGCTATAAACCATATCCGACCAGTTCTTGTATCTTTAGGTTTAGGCATAACACCAAATATACCTACAATGTCTGCGAAATCATTGAAGATAGTGTAAGTATGAACATTGTCTAGCTTAGTTCTGAAAGGAAACATCAATGCTTGTAATGGTTCTAATCCCCACAAAGCTATTTCATACCGATCTATCTGTCGTATATTTGGTGCTAATCTCCAGCAATCCTCTGGGATTGTTTTTTCACAATATAGTCCTATCTGTATAACCTCGCAAATGCTTCATCTACTTTTCTAACAAATGCAGGATCTCTATCTTTAGGATCATAGTATCTTTTGTCTTTCATCATACCACGTACATCTTCTAAAGTTAATGGTCGTTCTGGTTGAGCAACTTGATTAGCAGATGTAATACTTTGCTTTTGTGTTTGCATCATACGTTCTAAAGCTTCGATACCTTCTGCTGTAGCTCCAAGTGTACCAACTATTGCTTCATATTCTTCTGTTGAGAAAAAAGAAGATGCCCAAGAGTTTACAGCATCTAAACGTGCATTAGCATTTTCTCCTAGCTTTTCTTTCTCACGTTCTATATCTGGCATATTACCTAAGTAACTATCTATATACTTGTTAATGCCTTCTTGAAATATTTCTTGTGAATATGCATTTTCATCACAATGTTCTGCCCACCATTCAGTCATTGGATTTTCTTGTAGCATTTCTTCAGTAATACCTTCTGGTAATGCAGGCAGTTCATATGCTTCTGGTTTCTCAGAATCAGCTTCTTCAGAAAGTTCATTGATAATTACTTCACGTAGTTCATCTTTTTTACCACCAACATACTTCTCAAGATTGGTATAAGATTTACCAAACTCCTCCATATTTACATCTCCAGTTTCTACATTCCAAAACTTCTCTGGTATATAGTCTGGTCGAGGTGCAGGTTCTGTTGTAGTAGGTGCTGAATCTTCTGCTGTTGCAGTTTCTTCAGTTTGATTTTCTACAGTTTCATTTTCATTCATTAGTCTTATCCTTTACTATTTTTTGACTTTTACCTTTGTTTATTCTTCTCTGTATTAACCCAACAATATATCGCTGTCCTTCCAAATGCATCAAATGTTCTTTACTTATCTGAGGCCCAGCTACTGTTTCTATAGATATCGAACGTAAATATTCTAATACCTTTGCACCAGTGGGTGTGTTAAATGCAACTGAAAAAGAATCATTAAGATTCTGCTCATCTTCAGCTGATCGTTCCAAGTTATCTAAACCTATAAGTTTATCTACCATCATCTACTCCATATTCTTTGATTAATATCGCGTGCAGAAACCATATAGCTTTTTGTATATCTTCTGCACCATTCTTCTCTCTATGCCTAACAATATACTTTATTGCTGAAGCATCTGGGTATGGCATCTCACGTACAAAGTCATAAGTTTGTAACTTCTTGCCACAATCACATACACCCTTCTGATAATAAGCTGGGTTTATTTTATCTGTCATACAATATCTCCAATCCAATCTCCATTATTATCTAGCACCATTGGTAGTAGTCTGGGAACACCATTTAGTATAATTCCACAACCTAATACAAATCGTGTGTTAAAGTTTTTAGCATAACTAAATGCCATAGACTTCTGATTAATCAAACAACCTACATTCATACCCCAATATAGATCTTCTGGGTTTGCCCAATATCCAATACAAAATTTAGTATGGTAGTGGCCCTGCACACAATTCATACCCATTGTTTGTGATACCTTTAATACATCTGCCGACTTACCATGTGTAAAGTAAACCTTCTTACCATTACTCATTTCAAGTGTAAGATCATCTACCCACTTCCAGTTCTTAGTTCCAAGAAACTCACCATAAGGTCTAAGAAACTGTGCAGACATACCATACTTTATTGCCCTTCGATAAACCAAACTACTATGATTACTGTGTACTTCAGTTACATCTGGAAATATAGATTCTAATTCTTTGATGTACCCTTTCGATACACTAAGCTCATCACCTATTGATGGTAAGTCTGGATTATGCTCATGAAAAGAAATAGCATGGAAATCAAGTAGATCCCCAATATTGATAACGGTATCTGGTTTAAACTGCTTCTTAATTTTTTGTAGAAATTTAAAAGAATCTTTGTGATGATACGGAATATGTAAATCACTAATAACAAGAACACTCTCATGCATAATACCCTCCTATACTATGTTGTATCTGGGGGTGAGCCTTCCATTGGTGCTTGTTGTTGTTGCTGTAGTTGTTGCAACTGCATCGCCGCTTGTTGCATTTCTTCTTCAGAACGAATCAGTTCTTCTGGAACACCAAGTTTACCAGCAATAAATTTAGCCACCTCATCCTGCTTGACTAATATATTTAATAGCTCTGGCCCTACCCTCATTTGCATCATCCCTAAAAATCTATCAATAGTAGCAACATCTTGTTGGTGCTGTGCTTGTGCAAGAGGTGAAGATGAACGTATCTTGATCTCTCTACCATTAACAACTGGGATCTTTATCCTACCTTGTTTCTTCAAGATATAGATAACTCTTTGTAAAACTGGATTAACCAGTTCTGCTTGTAATCTACCAAAAGCAGCTCCTATCTGTCTTGATAGATCTGCCATTCTTTCTGCAATCTCTGTTGCAGTCATTGGTGTTTTTTCATTTGGTGTACCTAGCATATCATTGTATAGAGCTTTCTTAATATTCGTTCTCATATCTCTAAGTACAAGATCAGATACATTAAAGTTACCAGCTGGTGCTATTGGCTGTAATCCAGCAGAACCAGAAGCTTTTGGGATTATAGTTCCGGGAATCAGTGCGATATTATCTACATTAATAACACCATCATCTTCTACTTGGTACATACCAGATATACTCATCTGTGCATTTTCAAGTATTAGTTCGATCACAAGGTTTGCTGTCTTAATTGCTGGTAGTGCAAGTTGTAGTGGCCCACGACCATAAACTTCACCAGCTACTTTTGACCATCTATAAACAACATATGGATTAGATCCTAATCCAGTAAATTTTTCTTCTAAAATTTTATGTTCATACTGCATAGCAACTACACAGTAGATATGTTCTTCTTCTTTTGTATTTTCATAATGACGATATACAACTTCTAAAACATCACATTCCATATCTGGATTTTTATTCATATCCATTGTCATCTTCTCAGACATTGTACCTTTTGGATATGCATATTGTAAGTCTTTCATCTTAATTTTACGATTACGATAGATATGATCTATAGTATCGTTATGCCCAGCATCTAATACAATCTGTGGTAATGGAATAGCTTTGAACCTTACTGGATGCACTGCATCTCCTTCTTCGACTAGCAATACACCAGTACCCACTGCACAATCTAAAAATGTTTCATGTACTTCTTGTGCAAAGTTTGAGTTCTGTAGTATCTCGAATACATACTCAGTAACCTCATCTAACATAAGGTTTACTTCTTTTTGTTCATTTGCAGGTATTTCTGATCCAGCTACAAGATCTGCCCATCTTGCATAGTTTGGTACAATACCAGCTTGTAATCTACTAGCAAACTCTTGTACTCCAACTACAGCAGTCTCATCAAAGATTCTATCTGATCTTCTACGACCAATAGATTCAGAATAAAAACTTTCTCTTTGAGGTAGAGAAAACTCATAACATTCTTCAAATGTAGGTGTCCATAAATCTTTTATTGATTGTGCATTTTTGTAGCGTGATATTAATCTTCTTACATCACTATCTTGATAGTTTTCTGATATATGTGGCTTTACATCAATTACCATATTAATTACCTAATGTATCTTTTGTCATAAGACCACGTTCAATTTGAAATCCTTGTCCACCTTTTCTACCAGTAAGCAAAGATCTTTTACCAGCTTTATCTGTATATGCCGCTAATCTCATTTCAAATGTTTTTTGTTTATCAAGTTCAGTTTGTCTTGCTTGTTCTTCACGTAATCTTTTTCGCTGTGCTAATACACTAGCATCCTCTGGTAAAGGTGCAGGAGGTTTTGGAGGTTTGCTAAGTAATCCACCAACACACATTATCTCATCCTCTCATATACAGATCTAGGTTTAACATTGAAAACATCAAATTTTCTTCTTGCTATTACAGGTTTACTCTGTTTTTGTCCGATTGTCAATGCACGACCTTCTCCAGCACCTAACAATAGATATTGAAATGCATCATGTATATGACTGAATCTATTCTTATTTGGTCGTTCATCATACCTCTCACCAGATACTTGTAGACGTTTATAATGATATCCACCATCAAAACCTTTGATAAGGTTTGTGCATTTAGGATCAATAATCATACCACTCTCTCCATCTGTCATTCTGTTTAGTACAGCTGTAACAGATTCAAGTCGTAGTGCTACATCATTAGATGGTGCTGGTCTTGCATTTAGTCCTCGACCTCTTAGTATTTGAAATGGTGTTGATTCATCTGTTTGCACTCTTTGATCTCCAGCTGGATCGCCATAGATAATAAAATCTCTAGGTAGATATTGTGCCATGTGCTGTTTCATTAGTTCAGAGAATCTTACAATGCCCATATCTTCTGCAACTAGTTCATCAAATACAATCCATCTACCTCGCAGTCTTTGTGCAAAAACACAAGCAGGTGTTAGACCAAAGTCAATACCTACAAAGATTGGCACACCATCTGCAATAGCTAGATCTCCTTTTGCAACATGGGTGCTATGTACAAATGATTCATATACTGGCTTACCATCAGATACCTGCCCTAACTTGTTGAGTACATACACATCTATCCATGATTTAGTTTTACCACGTATAATATTTTTATAGTAATCACCAGTTAGATTATTACTGTTCTCACAATCTGGATTAGTATCGTAAGCTTCGATATCATTATTCTTGTCTTTGATTTCTAGCATAGCTGGTGGTTGATTATAGAAAGACCAGTTATCTGGTTTAACCAACATCTTTGCTTCTTGTTTTGAAATGTATTCTGGTAATACAGAATCTCCAGACATGATTGCCCACCAATGCTCAACATCTGGTGGGTTAGTATCACAGATAACTCCATACCAAGATGGGCCACCATCTCTCATGGATGGGTATCGACCTACCCTCATAGAACAAGCATCCACAATAGACTTTGGTATTTCTCTTGCTTCATTAATCCATACACCAGTAAGCTCAAGAGATAATAGTTTCTTTACATCTTCTGGTCTATCCAGTGCAAGAAAGATTACTTCTAAATCTAAATCGCCTTTTTGTATTCTATGTGTAAAAGGTACTGACCAATGAAAGCTACCCCATTCATCTTCTGGAAACCAGTCTAGCCATGTTTTGATTGTTGTAGTTTTTAGTTGTGGGTTGGTATTTCTAATGACTGCCCAACGTGATTTACGTTTACCATCTTCACTAGGTTCTTGTAACAAAGCTCTGCGAAACATCTCAATGCAACAAGCAACAGACTTACCACTTCCAACTGGGCCACGTAGACCTCGAAGAAAGCTTTCGTCTTTCATAAATAGTTTTAGTGTTTCGCCATCTGGCTTATAGTTCAGAGATCCCATAATCTACTGCTAGTTTTATTAATTTTTCTCTAGCCATTGGAGATAAGGATTCTATGATTTTATCAGCTTCATAATTATTAATATGTGATTCTGGATAATGTTTCATATGCTGTGTCTTAACAACAACTCTTAGTCTTTCCAAATCTTTGATAGCTACTTGTGTGTATATATTAGTCATAGTTATGCTTATCTAATATCAACTCTTTTGCCATCTTCTCAGCTTTTTCTTTTGACCAGCCTTTTAGCATTTTCAATTCTGTATACTGATCTATTCTTTTTTTGAGATGATCTTTTCTTTCTTTAGCAAAATTTTTTACGATTGTCTTTGCTCTTAGCTGATTCTTTTCCAAGATGCTAAGTTTCTTTTTATCTGCCATGTAACCTCAATTAGTTCTTCTATCTGGTTTAAAAGTAAATACTTCTTCTTCTTCTGCTCGTAACATAAATTCATATATACGTATCTGTTCATTCTTTTCAGATATAACTTTTAGCAACATCTTATGGGAATCTGTAAGTACGTCTACTTGTTTTTGAAGTTGTTCTATTGTTATTGTCATATTAGGTTTTCCTATATTTACGTACTTTTCTCGCAATCGCTTTAGGCTGTTTACTAAATTGTTTACCTTTAGCTGTATCAGCTCTTTTCTTTGCTGTGGTTTTTGCATACTCTTTTGATGATAATTTTTTGATTGCTTTTGCTGGTAAATATCTTTCTCCAGTTACACTAGACTTCTTACCAGACTTAGTTCTCCATTTTTGCTTTGACCATTTAGCCAAAGATGTTTTAGATTTACTGCCACCCCTATACCCTCCGCCTGCTTTTTTATAAGCTTTCACAGCGGCTTGAGCCTTGCGCCCACTCCATTGACCAGCCTTCGTACCATGACTTGCTTGTGCTTTGATACGTGCAACTATCCTTTTCCATAATGCAGGTTTTGTTTTAGTTGCAGTTGCCATTATTCTTAGAAATCTTTATAAAAACTTATACCAACCTTTTTATCATTACCAAAAAGATCTGTATCTACTCTGTAATTAAAACCTTTTACTTGACCACTCTTTGAAATTTCACCAGTTAAAAGATTACCACTAATACCATATTTCTTTCGTAAGTTGTCTACTCTATTGTAAGCAGTCTTAACTGTATCAATTAGTCCTCTTTGGCTTTGATCATCTCTAATGTCAGATATCTTAGGTGGTTTATATGTTTGACCATTACCAGAAGCTTTTAAAACAGAATCTATCAGTAAACTTTTAGGAAACTTAATTGTAGCCTTTGCTACATCTCTAATAACTTTCTGTTGTTCTGGGTTATAGGTTCTAAATTTTTTTGTGATTTCTTCAGGAGTATTTTCTTGTAATTCTTTTAGTTCTTTTGCCCCTTCTCTTGTATCTTTGATTATATTAGCAGCCATCATAGTTTTGAAAATAGAACGTTTTTTTTGCATACGTTCTCTGTTCGCTCTTAAACTATCTTCACCTTTAGGACTGTACCTTTTAGCTTTAGATACAATCCTTTGGTAAGATTTACTTTTGCTATAATCAATATGCATTATGGGCCTATTAATTTACCTACATATAGTAAACCTCTATTTTTTGGTCGCTTACTTGCAGAAATACGTCTTTGTCTTTTCATTTCAGCTTGTATTTCTTTTTCTAACTCTGCACCAGTTTTAATACTGCTAAATAATTTTTTTACCCCAGCTACTTCTGCACGAGCATCATGATCTATACCAAATCCTTCATGGGTACTTAATAATGTATTAGCACTTGCTTTTTTATTTATTGCCATCTTCATAAATTGTCCCATAGGATTAGGAGAATCTTCCAAAGCCAAAAAGTTTTTCTTTCCTAAATTTTTATCTTTAAAGAAAGCATCAGTAATCTTACGTCTCTTTCGCATACGTTCTCTTTGAGATTTAAGACTTTGTTTACCACGAGGATCATAGCTTTTAGCTTTAGATACAATCTTTTGATAGGATTTTCTTTTACTGTAATCTATAGCCATCTTACTTCCTCTTCTTTGAAGCCATTATTTTCTTTTGAAGTGCAGGTGGTAAAGTCTTTTGTTTCTTTGTAAGACCACCACTTGACTTGGCTTTGCTCTTTCCTCCACTCATTTTTCCATATGCCATATTACTTTCCTTTCTGTTTTTTCATAATCATGGTTCGTACTTTTTGAGATAAGTCTTTAAAATGAAAGACTGGCTTACTTGCACTAGAATGTTTTGCACCAGTATGTAAAGAGCCATCTGGCATCTTGTGAGTTTTGCCAGTATACAACATTCCAGCACTTGTATAGTGTTTGCTACCTTTGGGCATTACTTCTTACCTTTCTTTTTATTCTTTAGTCGTATTGACATAGCTTTGGCTTTCTTTCTAGCATCTGCTTTGCTCGAAGCACCCCATGCTCGTAAGGATAGCAGAAGTCTAGTTGGTTTACCATCTTTATATTCCGGGCCTCTCATATTTCCCATTCTAGCTAGGAAAGATGCCCTTCGAGGATGATCCCCACTCTTGATTGGTGGTTTCAGTGTTTT